TAGTCGTTGACAATGCTGTTCGAAATCGAGAGGCACTTGGTCAGCTTGGCCTGTGTTTTGGAAGTCTCCTCGTAGGAGATCGGTATTTTAAGGCTGCTTCTCTGAAGGTCGCACTGAAACAGGCTGCTATTTATAAGATCTACTAGGTTTTCAGGGGGTGGGGAGTACTGGCTTGGCTTGATGCTTTGCTTCAGTCGGTCTTCGTATGACAGCTTCAGGTAGGCTTGAGCCTTATCAATTTCTTCCTGGCTTGCCCCGCGAGCTCTCATCTTGGCGATGATGTCATTGGAGACGTCCTGGGCTATCTGCTCGTCTGTTTTCGGGGGCGGAGTTGGCTGAGAAGCACAGCCGGCTAGCAAGGCGATTATGATTGCTGCGCAAATCCCTTTTGATCGCATGACGCTTCGTTCCTGATTGATGGCGTGATGGCCAAGATACATCATGCAGCGTCAAAAAGCCCCTCGCGGGGGCTTCAGACTGATGTCATGGCTGGGTGAAGAACGTCCCGATTTCGTTTTGCGCTGGGTAGCCGTTGACTCCTGGTTTGTGCTTGATGCGTGCGTGGACGATCAGGCCTTTTGCTTTCAAAACGTCTGCAAAGCTGCTGGTGGGGAGCTTCGCGGCAGTTTTGAATTTTTCTAGCATTTCTCCGCTGATTTTGATGGCCGTTGGGTGGTTGCCGGCGCCGTAGAGCCTGTGCCACACGTGGCGTCCTGCGTGATCGCCAGAGACGATTTTGAACTCAGCAAGAGCTGTTTCTCCGCCGTTTTTTGTCTTGCCTTGCTTCAGGTCGACCAGGGTAATGAGGGCTTCGTGGGTTGGCATTGGCTCTTTGCTCTGAGCTGTGCGGTTGTTGACCGTTGTGTCTATGCCTTGGGCTTTGCGGCGGAGCCAATTTAGGTGGGATTTGACCCAGCTCTTGCAGGCACGATACGCAGCTGTTTCGAGGCTCTCGCCTGGACGTGGACGATGACGCGCATAGGATTGATCGCGGAAGTATTCATTGCCAGGATTCTGCTCCTGATCGACCTCGAAGATTTTCTGAACGATCTGGTCTTCGGTGGATGAGCGAAAGAGCCCACCAAGTATGCGGTTGAGTTCCATCGAGCGGCCAGCGGCTCCGACGGCGGTGCCGGGGATGCGTGGTTTGGTGGACTTAGTGTACTCAGCGTCGAGCCCGTAAGTTGACTGAGCCATTTTGAGCTCGACGACGTTCAGGGGCTTGCCGGGGTTATAGAAGCTGATAGCCCCTGCTCGGCGATTTGGGTGGGTCGTAAACGTGTAGTAGCAGCGAGCCGTCTCTCTCCAGCAGCCGTCTACGACTTTGAGAAGCCTTCCGTCGAGGAAGTCATCTAGCTGCTCCAGTGCGGCTGCAGAGACAGCATGGAACTCTTCTGGGTGTGCTGGGCGGTCAAGTGGCAGTACTACTCGGTATCGCGGACACTCGACGGTGTTGCTGTAAGACGTGTAGATGCCGTGTTCCCAGTTCAGGTCAACAAGGGCATCTTCAATCTCTTCAAGGCCTACCTGGTCATCACCGGGCTTTTGATCGATGTCAAAGATCACCAAGCTTGTGGCGATGACGTTTTCCATATTTCGTTCTGGGGAGCGGAAAAATGATGGCGTGAAGGTTGGGCCATCCTTGATCTCGCTAATCCGCTGTGGCGCCAGGACGGCATCGAAAAAGTCGCGGAAGGTCGCCGACTCGCGGTTGCGGACATAGCGAGTCTCAGCTGTCTGTTGTAGTGCAAACTTGACGCTCATGATGCTCTCTCTTTTTGTTGTTGTGTCGTGCACATTCATAGTGTTGCTAATGAGCAAAAGCCGTTGCAACACCTTTCGGCCTTGGCATTTTTAGGATTGAGGGTATACAAGGAAATTGAGATATGAGTTTTCCTTAGCCAAACTACTGAGCTCGCTCCCCACCCTCAACGGGTCTTTCTTTTTATAATAGTGAAAGGATGGTTGCGGGTAGACATCACTCCGATATGAGATATACAAACCCTTGAGCTGGCTGAGCGCAAGAGACTTGGTTAAGAGAAACTGAAATCTCAACCTTGCTCACTCTTCATCACCAGGCATCACCTTTGCGCAACCCAAATCACTCCAAAATACCCGAAATCATCGCTCCACAACTTGCATACCTCCAATACTCATTCTGTCAACCGAAAAAGTGTTGCGCAGGCCTTTGCTCATATCCAACAATAAGAATGTGCAGAGAGCACAAACCACAAAAATAAGAGAGCGCAACATGAACACTTTTGAACACGGCATCACTGGTACCCCCTCCAATGCCATCATCATCGGCCTGGCCAAGCCGGTTTCCGGGTACATGACCGTGCCTGCTACAGACCTCGGCAAATCTGCTCAGTACTTTAAATCTGAATACCCTCGGACGAAGCGCTACATTAATGTCAGTGCATATGCCGTAGAAGCAGTGCGGGCAGCTATTTTCAGCAATTCAGGACTGTATGACTCTGACGCTGGCCAGGTAATCACTGACAACGTGCGGGAATTTAGCAAGGCATCACTTGCTGACCTGGTTATGACTAAGTCGGGCTCGTCCCCAGCAGCTATCGACTTTGCTATCTCTGAACTCGCAAAAGATGTATTGATCTCACGATCTATACAGAATGCTGTCTCCGTTATTGAAAACAACACCCTCCTGGATGCGGCAGAGAGCACCAAGCTGATCAATAACGCAGCTGCTGGACACCTCTCTAACTTCTCCAAAAAGTCTGGACGGCTCGACACCTCCGGCGCGGTCACTGGACTAAACGCAGAGCAGATTAAAGCACGCCTGTTCCAGGACAGCAGCAGAGCGCTCTTGAAGTGCCACACTGGCTTTGGCAAAAGCGCAACCATCATCAACTCGACCATCAAAGACTTTCTGGCTTCAAGCGAAACCACTGAGGAAAGCGCCAAATACGGCAAGGTCAAGACCGCTCAGAAAAAGGTCGTATTTATCTCGCCGCTGCGGTCGATCATTGCTGCAGTCAACATTGACGGCTTACTGCACTACAACGAGCTCAACCCTGGAGATCTCGCTAGCGCTCAAGGCCTCAAGATCGTGGTCAACTCGATCATCTCCCAGAAATTCCAAGACTTCCTCAAGGACATCGACCTGCTGGTAATTGACGAGGTCAGTCAGGTGATCGACCACGTGCTCGAAGGAACTGTAGAAAACCGCTCAGACGTCTGGCATGCCCTCAAAGAGCTGGTAGCGAGTGCAAAGAACGTGATTTTCGCTGATGCGGACATCGACCAGGCGTCTGTCGATCTGATCAATTACCGCGCTCAGGCTCCTGCAACCCTTTTCCTGGCGGAGGCTAAGCATGACGACATCGCGGTATCAATGGCACCGATTGATCAAGTCCGCAAACAAGCCATCGACACAGCTATGAAGGAAACTACCCTGATCGGCTGCGACGTCCGCAAGGATGCTTCTGCGATTGCCCTGGAGCTGCAGAAAGCTGGCAGGAAAACACTGCTGATCACGTCCACGACGATCAACCATGCCGACTCGCAGGGGTTCATCTCAAACCCTAACAGCAAGGATTGGGACGTGGTGATCTATAGCCCAGCCATGAAATCGGCCATTTCGATCACATCTCAGCACTTTAAACATCACTTCGGCCTGTTCGAGGGGAGCATTACACCCAAAGGTGCGATTCAGATGCTCCGCAGAGACCGCACCGCCAAGGCCTTCGTCGTAGGTGTACGCAACCCCCGTCATCGCAAATCGGAGCTCGTCCAAGTCGAATACGACAATGGGCCCAAAACGCCGTTTGAGACCCTCCGCTTCGGACATCGGAAGAACAACAGCTGGCTTCGTGACAACGTCCAGTTCGCCCTTGTCCTGGAGCTCCGGCAGCAGGGCTTCTCCGTTGAAGTGACTGATGGCGATGAAGAGTTGAGCAAGGAAGGCTGGAAGCAGCACGAGAAAGCCAAGCGCACTCTGAAAGCAGATGTGGCCACCGCACTCCTGAGCGCCCAGGCAATGGCCCATCTGAAGTCAGCTGAGAAGGTTCTCAGGGAAGGCAGCGAGAGCCTTGAGCAGTACTACAGCGCAGTTCGCACTGAAGCTGAGCATCACCTTGGGCGCAAGGCTCTCACACATGCTGACGCACTGTTTTGGAAAGAAGGTGAAGGCCGGATCAAGCTCAGCAACTTCAGAGCCCTGAACGCCCCCAAGACGCCTGTATTCACAATCCTCTCAGAAGTCTTCAAAAAGATGATCGACACTAAGGCCTGGTCGTCAACTGATTCTGTGGATGCTTTTGACCGCATCAACTTGATCCGTGACCAGTTCCTTCTCGCTGGGTTCGATCTCCCACGTATCAAGGACATTTCGGATCGTAGTAAGCAAGGCGCAGTGTCCGAACTGCTAAAAGCTTGCGGTTTGAAAACAAAACGGAAAGATGGCGGTAGCAAGGGCTACTACTACATCATCGATCCGAAGTCCTTGGAACAAATGCGCGAATACACAGGGCTTTAAGGATTACCGGGGCATGGAAGCCCCAACTTCCCTTCAAGTTGTCTGAAGCAAGAAAAAATTAAGGTATTTAAAAGAAATGCGCAATTAGGTGTTGCGCAGGGTTTTGCTCATTTTCGATAATACATACATAGCAGCACATAATAAGAATAAGAGAGTGCGATATGCTGAACGATCCCCAGGCCCTGGCCGACCTTCTAAAGGCTCCACAGTACAATTCCCTTTTGCTTGAGAAAGACGGTTACAAGCAAATAGACAGAAACCTGCTGAAGATTTGCTCTGATGCAATCAGAGAGATCGAATTGCAGTTCGAATGGAACAGCTACAACCGTCAACGCCATGCAGGCCAATTCCTGGAAGGTGAAGCTGTTATCAAGACACCTAGCCTTCCAACATACCCGAGACCGTTCCATAGCTGGTCTGAGTTTCGCTTGACGGTGTTTGGGGGTATGCAAGACATGCCGTTTGAGCAGATCGAAGTCGAATATACCGTCACCAAGAAACACCGTTCCGATTGGACAGATAAGCTGAACAACAGAATCTGGTACCAAGGCAAAGGTGTAATCCCAAACCTCGAATCAGCGCGTGATCTGATCTGCGCAGCAAAGCAGAACTCTATCCATCATGTCTTCATCTTCACTGTCCCCAACATCAAATGCCCATGGGCCAAGCCTCGCAAAGACGGCAGCACCATGACTCTCGAAGAGTGGGCCAAAAAGGAAGGTTTCGACTACATCTACGAAGGTGAGGAAAAGGCATTCCTCGAAAGCGATCGCAGGAAGTGGCTAGTCGCAAACTTCGGCAAAAACCTTCCTCAACTCCCTTTTAAATCAGTGCGTGTGCTGGAAGACTCAATATCAGTCAATCCGGCTTTGTTTGCGCACAAACAACACATTGCACATGCTACAATAAACTGACAATAACAATAATAAAGTCAGTCGTTATGCGCCTTGTTCTCGGGATCGATCCTGGTATCTCCGGTGGTATTGCAGTAATTGATGAGCGTTTCAAACTCATCGATTGCTTTCGCATGCCTGTCATTGAAATAGACGGCAAAAAGAAGGTCGATGCCGGCACTCTCTTCAAGCGCCTCTCCGAATACGAGTTAGCTCTTGGTGTCATCGAAAAGGTAGGTACTCGCCCTGGTGAGGGAGTTGTCGGGGCCTTTAGCTTCGGTGACTCGTATGGGGCTGCTCGGGCCGTCCTCGAATGCCTTGGCGTCCCATATCGTCTTGAGCGTCCACAGGCCTGGAGAGGTGGCCAGAGCCTCACTGGTTTGAGCAAAGAGCAGATCGGTGAGATCGCTTTCGAGGTCTTCCAAGCGGACGAGATCTACCGGGGCAAGCGGTTGAAGAAGGACGGGACTCGCGGCTGTAACGATGGCATCTCCGACGCATTGATGATTGCCAAATTTGGCGTCCGGTTCCTGGATTGATCATGGCTGCCAAATCACTCACCCGAGATCTCATCAAGCGCCTGGGCGTAGCACTCACAAAGACTCCTCTGATTGAGGTCGCTGTGGGTGGTGTAGGCCTGCCTCGATCGACATTTTACTTTTGGAAAAACCAAGCTCAGGACATCGCTGACGCCAACCCTGACCGTGAAAATCTTAGCCGTGATGATGAGCTGCTCCTGGAATTTCTGGACACGATCGAGGCCTCACGGGCGAAGGTTGGTCAGAAGCTCTCCGACGCTGCGCTGAAAGGCGCCATGCAAGATCCCCGAGTAGCGATCGACATCCTTCAGCGCATGTTCCCCGACCAGTTTGCCGCCCCGGCACGCCGTGAAATCGTGATCCGCCAGGAGGGAGGTGAGACAGGAACAGGTATCGCACTCATACCGACGACGATGATCGATGCGGACATCGCCCAAGTCCTGGCACAGCAACAACAAGACGCCCTTCAGCTCGCAAAAACAAGAACAAAAGAGCTTTCCAGTGATCATCCAACGGACACAGACTGACTGTGGCGTAGCCAGCTTGGCCAACGCCCTAAACCTCACCTACGAACAGGCCTTGGAATGCTTCGGGCCCCAGGCAGACCTGCGCGGTACAACAGCCGCCGACACCTGCAACGCCTTGCTCGCCCTCGGCCTGAACCCCGTCTATGCAACATTCCCGGCGTTCTACCAGCACCTTCAAACCACCGGCAACCCCTGCAATCCCGAGATTGTCCGAAGCTGCCCAGCGATCCTCACCGTGCTCTCCCGCAACGGCCACTCCTTGCATGCGATCTACTGGGATGGCCACAAAGCCCATGACCCAGATCCCAACTACCCGCAACCCCGCAAGCTCGAAGACCTGGTGATCCTCGAAGCGGTGTTTGTTAGCAAAAACGGTTTGTGCGCAAACCGCGAAGCGGGCATCCGGGCATGACGGCGTTCCAGGCTATTCGGCCTCTTGCCAGGGCAGTTCAGAACATCATCTGGAAGCCCCTGCCAGGGTCACAGTCGATGTTCTTGGTGCTCGGCCAGCCCCAGTACCTAACCCGTGAAGTGCTGTTCCACGGCTCCAGGGGGAACGGGAAAAGCGATGCCCTGATCATGGCCTTCCTGCAACACGTGGGTAAGGGTTGGGGGGCGTACTGGCGCGGAATCATCCTCAGAAAGGAATTCAAACACCTTGCCGACTTGGTGAAGACTGCCGGCATGCTGATCCCTCGGATTTTCCCTGGCGCCGTATGGAACGAGACCAAGCACAGCTGGACGTTTCCGACCGGGGAAGTCTTGATCTTTAACCACATCAAGCACGTCAGGGAATACGACGGAAAATTTCACGGTCACCAGTACGCCTTCATCGGCTTCGACGAGCTCGCGACCTGGTCAACGATCGAAGTTTACGAAGCAATGATGTCGACGCTCCGTACTGCCTACCAGCCCACTGCAGCACAGCCACTCCCACCACCCCTGCAGGTCAGATCGACCACCAACCCCTGGGGCGCAGGCAGGACTTGGGTATATGAGCGCTTCATTGAGGGCCGCAAGCCTGGCGAGATCACATACAACCAGGACGGCACACGCCAACGCACAGCTCTGTTCGGCACGATCTTCCAGAATCACTACATCGACGATGGCTACATCAGGAACTACCTAGCCCAACTCACAGACCCCGCCAAGCGAGCAGCCTGGTTGGAAGGTGATTGGGAAGCGGTCGACACGGCGGCAATGTTTGGCCCTGTGTGGTCTACAAACCTCCTGCTCGACCCATTCACAATCCCCAGCTCCTGGAAGGTCGATCGATGCTTTGACTTCGGGCAATCGACTCCATTTTGTTGCCTCTGGGTGGCCGAAGCGAACGGTGAGTCAGTACAGGTAGGGAATCGCCAATTCTGCCCTCCGAAGGGTAGCCTGGTGGTTGTCGGCGAAGACTACGGCACTGAACTTGATCCAAAGACCGGCAAGCAAGCACGCCCGGATGCAGGCTTGTTTTTGTCAGCAAAACAGATTGGCGCACGGCTCAAACAGCGCGAGAAAAAACTGCAGGAAACGGTGCTGGTGAACCATCCGAAGGTCGTTGCGGGGCCTGCGGACAATCAGATTTTTAACGGAAGCAAGGTTGATCAGGGGAACGCTCCGACAGTGGCTAAAGAGCTGAAATCTGAGGGAATGGATTTCACGAACTCGGACAAATCACCAGGCTCCCGAGTGACCTCCGCGCAATTGATGTTTGGCAGGCTGCAGGCGACCAAAATCAATGACCCTACGCACCCGCACATCTACTTTTTTCCTGCCGCAAAGTTCCTGATCAAGACCTTGCCGTTCCTGCAGAGGGACGATGACCAGCTTGATGCTGTGGCCAAGGGGCCTGATGACCATGCCTGGGATGCTTTGGCATATCGCCTGACGTGGAAACGCCCAGCGACAACCGTTCAGCACGGCATCTTTAGCCAATAACCTCCATAATAAGAGTCGGAAAGACCGCATATGAAAGTCCAAGACAAATCCGAAATCTGCTCCAAATACTTCACCGATCGCCGCCCCATCCGCGCACTCCGTGGGGGTACTGATGCAATGCGCGCTGCGGGCCATGAGTTCTTACCTCCATTGCTTGGAGAGAACCCGATTGCATATAAAAAACGGCTCAGCACGTCATATCTGAACAACCGCATGGCCCGTGTCGTTAAGAGTTTGTCTGCAAAGCCGTTCTCTCGTCCTGTGGCTGTTACTTCAGAATCGCATGCGGAGCTGGCGGAGCTTTTCAGCGGCAACATCGACGGCAAGGGAACCAGTGTGAGTGCGTTGGCAGCGATGGCGTTTCAAGATGCTCTGTGGAATGGATCGTCGTTCCTTTGTGTGGATGCGCCTGTAGATGGTGGGCAGCCATATGCTTACTGGCTCTCAGGGGACGACATTCTTGGCTACAAGCTCGATGAAGACGACAAGCTAAAAGAGATCCGGATCGCCGAGAAGGCAACCGTCGAAGATGGCGAGTGGGGCGAAAAAAACGTGGCTCGCGTGCGCGTGTTCAGAAAGGTCAACGGCAAGGTAATGTGGGCGATTTGGCAAGAGTCAGATGGTGCGGACTACGTGCAGATCGAGGCCTGGCGGGATTTCGGGCTTGCGGAGATTCCGGTTGTGCCTATCCACAGCAATCCGGCTGACACCAGGGGCACGCTGTTCTGTGATCCGCCCCTGAAAGACCTCGCGCACATGAATATCAAGCACTGGCAGTCCCAGTCCGACCAAGACAACATCCTGCACGTGGCGAGGGTGCCATTGCTGTTCGCCAGAGGCATGGCTGAGGGAACAGCTCTCAAGATTGGCGTCGACAGCGCGATCATGTGTAGTGAGGATAATGCTGAGCTGAGTTTTGTCGAGCACTCAGGGGGAGCCATTAACTCTGGCCGTGAAAGCCTGCAAGACCTTGAAGTCCTGATGGCCTCTCATGGCAACGAGATGCTCCAAAACACAGGGGTCGTAGAGACAGCAACAGGCCGCTCACTCAATGCCAGTGACAACAACAACCAGATCGCGAGCATGGCCACAGCCACGGCATCAGCTTTGAAGACTGTGTTTGGCATGCTTGCCAGGTTCAGCCGGGTGTCCAACGCTGAATTCACTGTCGACATCAACACGGATTACGGCATCAACGCAAACGCCCAGGAGCTGACTGCGCTCGCCACAGCCCGTGCAAACGGTGATCTCAGTCAGTACGAATACCTCCGTGAGCTGAAGCGCAGAGGGATCATGGGCAACGATTTCTCAATTGAGGAGAACGCAGACAGGCTGGCAACTGAGTACCAGGTCGCTTGATTTGATGTCAAAGCGCCTCCCTGCTATTGAGCTGGCGGGGAAGCGCGGGGTTTGCGGTTACTTCGAGACTGTCTTTTTTACTGGAACAAGCGAAACCAGAAAAATGATGAGAGCCAATCCCATGGGATAAAACAAGGTAGTAATGCCAATACCATAATAGGCAAAGATCAGCGTAAAGAACAGGAGTGTCCTGCAGAATCCATTCACGGCGATAGCCAGCCTAAGAACCCCAGAATCGCTTTGAGATCCGGACTTACTCGGTCTATCAAGAATTACAGTTAGGAATGAAGTTGCTGCCGAGGCGCACGCTAGAAGAGCAGCGATGGCAATGTAGGTGCTGAGGAGTACCATTGTTATTATTATCCCCGGTTGTTTGTAGCTATATTACATCATTTAAGAATCAACTGACGCAATACCCCAATCCCCGGTATAACGAAAAATAGTTTGCTATCAAACCTGCGCCTGATACAATTGGGTGATTCATAGGGAGGTGGCATCAATGACATTGGTAATTGCTGGGCACTCACTGCGCGACATGAGCTATGGGGCGTCGAAGAGCACGTTTTGTGATGGAATCTTCTTTGTTGCAGACAGTAGTATTACTCAAAGAGGGCAACTGCTCGTAAGTGGTTTCAAAAAAGTGGTTGAAACGCCTGTTAGGGTCGCTGCCATGAACTTCTTGGACGAGTGGTTTAATGGGTATCTGGGGTATAACTATGAGGGGGGCTGCGGGATTGCTTTTGCCGGCAGTACCTTGGTCGCTCAGCACATCATGAACTCCATCAGGAACCACCTATCTGATCTTAAACCCACTTACCTAAATGGAGAGTATCAGTTAGCAATGCCTTGTGAAGGCAAGAAGCATCTTGATGGTTACTACGACATGGAAATGTTCCAAAAACACCATCTTGGATCTAACTATCTGCTTACAGCCGGGTTTATTGCGAGCGTTGTCGAGCATTCGGTGCAATCAGTCTTGATACAGGCCAAGAAGCACAAAAGCATGGAGAGCATGTTCTCCGCGTACCAGGCCGAATTCATCCTCGGGGTCTGCTGCCCTGACACAAGTAAGCACCATATTTATCGGTACGAAATTCTGCCTAGCACAACTGAGGGCGCAGTTGTATCGATGGAAGAGATACCCGAAGGAAAAGTAGCTGTCATCGGCATGAGGAAGCTTCACGAGCAAGACGCGAATGATGCCTTTGCTGATGCTTTAGCTGCAGGTCGCGGCACAGGCCCCGCTCTCTATGATTATTTGTCGACAGCAATCAAGGCTCAGAATGACATCGGCGTATTCGAAATCGGCTTCCCTGCGTTTCACTACAAGCAGGAAGGAATCCGCCTAGAGTTTCTCAAACGCAGAGAGTCATAGCCCCAAATCTGCAGCAAAATTCAGATCCTGCACCCAGGCCAGGTGTTTTTTGCTGGTGTCTACACTGTATATTTCGAAAAGACGTTTGACTGCAAAGTCGAACAGCGTGGGGCCAATATCGTCTTTGTTTGTCCAATAAACTGTAGGCCTGGCGGTTGAGAAGAAAGCGATCTCATCCTCGTCAGTGTTGAGTTCGAAGTGGTACCAGGTGCCGCTTACGGAGTACTTGAGCTCACTGAACGGCTCAGCGGGCTTGTCGAAGGGGAATGGCAGACTGCCTGGAGTGGTTTGATCGGCTTTGCCGGAGTAACGGGCGCGGATGCCAAGGCCTAGGTCGTGGAGCTGGTGGGCTGTCTGGGTGATACCTTGCTCATGCAACAGCGTGTAGATAAGCCGAGCCAGGCGCTGTCCCTCTCTAAGGGTCTCCATGGTTTTCGATGACTTGGAGATCTTGTCGGCCATGTCGACCACATCCTGCCATACCGACTCACCTAGCACCGCCCCCGCAGTCTCAAAGCCATGAGCGCCTTGATAGATCACATTCGCTGACCCAAAGCCGTCCTGGTGCTTGACTAGGATCTTGATTTCTTCGGTGACTTCGACAAAGCGCTTTTGCATTCAAATAGTCCTTCTTAGCCAATTTACAGGCCCAGGTCTGCCGCGAAATATCTGTCTTGGTACTTAGCTAGATGAGTACGTGACCTGTCTTCTTTGTAAATCTCAAAAAGCTTGTCTGAGCA